CTTAGATAAGGTATTCCACAAAAAATCTAGTTCCTGAATGTCATCTGTTGTTAAAACATGATAAAACTTCGTCCTATCCATTTGATACCTGCTTCACTTTCCCCTTTATGACCCTCTCTGCCATATCTTTTCGTATAGTTTTGTTAGAAAAGTTAGATTTGCTGTATGCCTCTTCTAGTGTTTCAACTGTCATCATTTCATAAGATTCAAATACTATGTTAACCTGAGCACTTATAGGATCTCCCTTTCTTACAAATTTGGAATGAAATACTGGAGTAACATTCTTAACTACAACATTCCAGAAACTTAAGAATCGACCTATATCAACTTTTATAATATCCCCACCTTTTAAATCATTCACTATCTCATCTATACTTCGTGTGCTGTCTCTCGTAAATAAACCTTTGGTAGTAAATGGTGTAGGACCAGGAGGAGATAGAAAAGTTCCTGCTACTCCCTTAAGAGTCTCCCTTACCTCGTGTTTTGCTGTTTCCACTATACCCGGACGAGCCTTCGCCCAAGATTGTTCAAATTTAATGTTCGCCGGAAGGGTCATTGCTTGTAAAAACTTGCACGGCTGGACAACCTCTCTATATGGATCTTCTACAGCTTCAAATTTCAAATTCAGTGATATCTGCAATGGAGAGGAACCCTGCCAAATTCTACGACTTGTAGCTTTAGTTATCACTGACCATCTACCGCTTGATACTGCCTGTATTGCTAAATTAGCAAGGTCTAATATTGCTGTAGGTACAACATACTCCCATCGAGATTCAACCCTCATCGTTATATCTTCTTGTAAAACTCCTACAACCGTACATTTATTTCTATAGCTTGTTATTCTAACTAAATATTCCGGAGCAACAGGTTCTCCATCCGCTGTTACATATCCATATCTTTCAAGAGTGAAGCCAGCAGATTTGGGTTTCTGTCTCGCGAGTTTCCCAGCTTTAGCTACTTTATTTATATTCTGCATTTCCCCTACCTTTCATCAATAGTAAGTTCTCCAGAAGCTCTCATACCAAGAAGTGTATCAGCTGAATCATAAGGGTTACCATAACCTCTATTTCTAATGTTTGGTACTGATTTTTCTTTATCAATTGAATCAGCAAGTCTATCTATAGATCTTTGTAATTCTTGACTCCTCTTCTCCGTATCTCGCATTATATCCCTCAACTCCTCAACCCCCAGCTCTCTCCCTCTTGGAATTGAAGAAATAGGAGTAGAAACTTCTGGAATCTCAAGATCAATCGTAGGTTTCATACCTAACTTTTCTCTTACTTGTGATATAAGACCCGCTACCCCTTGTTTCCACGAGTCCCATGTAAGAAGTGATGGTCCCCACCTCTTTGCTTCCCTTTCAAATTCTTTTTGTAGGGCTTTCTGATAAACTTTCCTTGCTCTCCTACCAGCTTGACGCTCCTCATCAGTATCACCAAACATAGTCAAACCTACAGCTTTCCTTAATCCTCTCTCAAGGAATCCTTTTTGTTTCTCTTCAAATCTCTTTACATTTTTGCGAACGTCAAAGTACCCCTTAGTTATATCAGCTAGCTCATATAGCTTTACAGTAGCAAAAGTTATGGCTGCCCCAAGAGCCCCTATCTTTCCAAGAGCCAAAGTTGCAGCCCCAATAATTGGCAACAAAGATTTAAGTTTTCCTGCTAATCCACCAAACAATCCACCAAGACCACCTTTTCCTCCTTCAAGATTCTTAATCTTTCCTAGGAGTTCCTTAGTCCATTTCGCTCGATAAGCTTTTCTGTCGAAAAAATACATCAGAGGTCTTACCAAGTCTTCCTGAGATCTCCTCCTACCAATAATTGGTTCCTGCCCTGTTGCTCTGGATAATGCTCCTGTAACAACTGACTCCTGACCTCTTGCTCTGGATATTCGTTCACCAAAGGCAGAAGATATCCCACCAGCCACCGGTCGAAGCTGTTCCGCTAATCCCACTTCACGCCTTCTCTGAATTCCTCGCACAAGACCCTTACCTAAACCAAATACACCCGCTGCCATAGGACCTAGAAGAGGAGCAAAAGGTCCAACTAATGCTGTGCCTACACCTCTAGCAACTCCCCCCCCTAAACGAAACATTTCAGGCATAGTTTTTCTTAAGGAAGATGTCACACCCTCTCTCTGAGCCTTCCTTGTCTGCATTCCTACTCTTGCAGCTATATCCCTTGTTATGTTTAAATCTTCAATTGAAATTCCAGTTTCTTCGGCAACTCTAGCAATTCTATCACTAAATGCCCTTACCTCAGAAGCTTTTTGTAAGAAATGATCTCTATCAATATTTATATTATCAATCAGTAGAAGTAATTTATCAACATCCTTTTTACCAACAACCCCACCCTCTAGAATACTATCTATCAAAGCTATTGTTTGATTGACTTTAATAGTAGAGTTGTTGATGTCCTTCTTCTGCTTAGTTCCCTGATATAAACCAGATAAAGTCCCAAAGAAAGTAAGATAATCTCTTACCAACTTAGTTTTCAATGCCCGCAAAGTGCGGAGGTTGTATTGATCTATACCAAGAGCTTCTGAAAGTTGATATTTTCGTTGTTGATATTTTCGTTTTCCAATCATTTTTTCAATTTCTTTGAACGGGCCTTGAATTCATCTTCATCCTTAAGTTGTTTTATGAGCCTTCCGTAGAACCATTCAATTTCTCTTGAATCCATGCTTCTCAAACTAGAGTGAGTGAACCCAGGAACAAAATAGCAAAGTTTAAATTCCCTCTCCAAAAGATTCTCTAAGGACTTTGCCATCCGGAAAAAGAAAGTCAAGTCGAAAGGGTACATCCACATCACCCTCCTCCCCACAATTAGGATTAGGACAGATAATCTTTGCATTCATATCCGGGCCATGACAAAACTTCTCATGAAAAGCTCGAATAGTTGTCAAATCTTTAGCTTCTAAATTTTCAAGTTCTTTCATTCTTTCTAGAACATCCTTATCACTTACTATAGATCGAGCATATCTATACAAAAGACTTGAATCATTATCTTTTCCAAACTTCAGTATTTCTATTTCATCTCTAGTATTAAGTAGTCTAAGATGGACTATCTTTCTACTGATAGGAAGTGTCACTTCATAAGGTTGTTTAAAGTCATCTGGTAATGGAATCACCTCTAATTCCCTCAAATCAACTGAAACCTCAATATCATGAAGACAATGAGTACAAATAGTTTTCACCTTAACAACTTCAGTGTAAGAATTAATGCATTCCCAGATGATAATATACAATCTATCACCAAGCGTTAACAATTCAGGATCAATTCCCTTGATAACATTCTTGAGTACTTGAAGAAACTTTTGTTCGATGTTAATAGGATTGATTTCCGCTAGAAATACCTCGTCTCGACCTTGATATGCTCTAATCATAACATTGGATGAATCTATTCCCTCATAAGGCAAACATTTTGAAGGTAGATTTACAGGCAGGAACTCACTCATTACTTTCTCTCCTAAACTTATTTTTAGAACACTTTATCAATTATGGTACTTAACAACCCCTTACTTACCTCTATATTATCAACACTTAATTCTATCCTCACTTTTAGAACATCCTCCTCACTATAAGCCAATTGATAAGTAGGACGCTTTTTCGGAAATGCTCCTTTCAACCTAAATTTTATAGTTTGTATCCCTGTTCTACCATATAGTATAACATAAATATCTTTCTTGTAGTGATTCTTAGGATAATAATATCCTTCCTTGTCTATCATCAATTCATACCACCCATAGAAATAAGTCAGAACTGACCCATCCGCAGGCATTAAGAAAGTCAAGTCTACCGCATCTATAGATTGTAACTCAGCATAAAATCTCTGCTCTGAACCATATCTCAAGGTGGAGACCGTAGCAATGTTGTAATCTCCAAATTTGACATCTTGGCAGTACTGAGATACTAAGTACCCTACCATCCCACTAATGTTATGAGACATTACAAGCTGCCAATTAAAAGTCCTTTGCAACATCCAGACTTTTGTCAAGTAATTAGCACCAAAACCATGTAAATCAAAACCAATATTTTGCACTATCTACTCCTCTTATGCCTCTTCCCAATGATCATATGAAAATGTAACAGGGTACATAATCACACCCTCATCTTCATAAGCTATAGGAATATCATCTCTGGCTTGAGGATAACAACCAACAAGTCTTATCTTCATGTAGACTGAACCTTTTGTATCCAGCAAACGTAGGTATATATCAGATTTGATAAGCGTATCTGGACCACCAATATTAAGTTTATCATGAACGATAGCTTGAGCCCAAGCATATATAGCATTGAATACTTTCTTATCCGTACCTTCAATGAATGTGCAAGTCCAAGTGTGAGATACCATAAGTTTGCCAGGAAACTTAATTCCAGGACTTTGTTTGAATGGTACTAATATCTCACCAACACTCCGTCCTGGAATGCTACTAGTCAAACATCTGAGCATTAAAACATCTCTATCCCCCCCACCTATAGGGTTCGAAAACATAACCTCCCATAAGTAAGTTCGTGCTGGATTACTTAGATTTGTTCTAAGTGCATCCGCTCCCATATTTCCCATTTTATTCCCTTTCTAAACTCTATACAAATATACTAGTTTAAATTCTATTACCACATAGCACCTCTTGCAATGAGCTCCTCAAATGATGCCCCAGTCTTTGTTATAGTAGCTTTCAATCGAATAAATTCAGCTGCTCTTGTTGGCTTGACGAATACATCTACTCGAAGTTCATTACTATCTATCACCGCAGGAGTATTGTTAGTCTCATCACAAACTACGTGATAACCCGAATCTTCTCCTTCTGTCTGAAAAGCACCCTGAGCTGAAAGTTTGTCAAGATACTCATTCAACAAGGCCTCAACACGAAATCTAGTCAACTCACTATTGGGTTCAAACAAGAATGATCTAAGTGATATTGCCATTGCTTTTTCAATAACAATCATTAATCTTCGAACATTCACACGATCAAGAGCTGATGCTTTCGCCTGTTCAGTCTTCTGTCCCCAGATAACATTACCTTCTCCTCTAAACGTTTGAAGAGGATTAATTTGAGTTTGGTAAAGAACATCTCGCTCACCTTCAGTAAAAACATCAGTAATACTAATAACATCTAACACTCCACGATTGAATCCAGCGGGAGCAAACCAACAATTTGAAACATAATCATTGTAAGCCATTTGGGCCCCAATGTATCCTGATGGAGGAACTTCAACTAATCTGTCATTGTAAGAATCGTATATCTTCACCCAAGGACTATACAAAGCACAATAACTAGAATTAAAATTCTGGGTGGTCTCACGGAAGGTCACCATATCCGTCACACTGTTCAAAGATGCATATGGCATATCTAAGATAGCAATACAATCTGCCCGAGTCTCAGCCACTGTTTTCATCTTGGTTTGTACTGCAACTTCCGTTTCACCTCCGTTTAGAAGCAAACGAATATCAACTTCTGCTGGATTGATGAAATTGTCCCAACCAGTCATTAACTCTGAAGAAGTTATGGCACTTCCATCAGAACCTTCAGCAAGATCTAATCTTGTAGATTGTATCTTAGGGAGTTTTGTATCTACAAGATCACTATCCGCTACAACAATGTATTTGCTTACTCCATTTATTCTATCTTCTAAATACAACTGTTTTCCAAAACCATCTATCTTCTTTTTACGTGACACTTTCCATGTTTCTACTAGTTCATAAACTCCATCATCATTCTGATAGTAGACAGAAATTTTGAATGTGTACTGATCTGTAGGAATAGGATCACTACCATCCTTAACATCAGAAATCTTGATACCTATTTTATTGTCCCAAACTCCAGGATCAGCACCCAGAATTTGAAATACTACATCATCCAATAAATCAGTATCCACCGTGAACGAAGCACTTGATTGACCAGAGGATATTGCACCATTTGTTTCCCCAGAAACAGAATCCATGATATTTACACCACCATACAGAGCTCCCTTTACCACTCGTAAACAATACAAAGTATTTCCTTTTGCGAGATAAGCAAGAGCAGTATAGTGAAAGTATTTTCCTGGAACTGGTTCACCATACTCTTCTATAAACTGCTGGTCTGAAGTTATAAGAATAATGTCGGTGGTACTTCCTTTAGCAGAATAGCCTACCAAAGCAGCCGAGGCAGTTGCAAGATTTGGAACAATATCAGAAATATCTGCCTCTTGCACATACACGCCCGGTGAAAGATGAATTGACATAATTTTCTCCTTTAACTAACTATAGAGTATTGATTTACTTTCTTATTTTTCAATTACAAAAGTTTGAAACCTCTAAGTTCTGGCCGCAACTTTACCTTCACTATGAACTCTTCCGTGTATATTTTACTATCATCTCCAATGTAATCCTTACAAAATTTCATCTTTGCAAGCCCCAACTTTTCAACATACCAACAACTTAATAGTTTTCTTATGTTTTCAGTATGCATCTTGTTAATGAATTGATTTGCAGTTACTTGTTTCTTACCTCGAAAATGCTCAGGCTCTTTATGACGAATATCAACTTTTCCCCAAAGTTTTATTCGCTCAAGCCATCCAGGAATTGAAACATCAAAATCACAAGGAAGAATCTCAGGAGTAGCTAACTCTTTACGAAGCTGATTTAATTGTGTTTTGGTCAAAGCTTCAACCAAACATATTCTTCTCTTTTCAAATTCTGTGATTTCATTAAGTATTTTACTAAACATTCTTTCACTCTTCCTTATAGATGTTTCCTTTTAAGACACTATCCAAAACAGGCTCCTCAAACTTTAACTTAGTATTAATACCTTCAAGAGAAGAGGATTTCACGGTGTAAATTCCATTAGAACTTGTTGAATTCTCCCAAAATACCCTATCTGCAACAGAAAAATCACTGACAGAATTCCCAGCAAGTATGATAGTATTCAAAGAAGATCTGATTTCTAAAATTCCATATAAATTTCTTCTAAACATCCGCAAAGCAGCTTCCAACTCTGTATCTTGATTTGAATCCTCAACGACTATCTCTGAATAATTCGTGACCTCATCCTTATCATAACAAGTAAGAATAATCTTTTTTATCGTCTTATCACTAAAGCCTTCAAACAACCAAGCATCCATTTTGATAGGAAGTTTATAAACAAATAACATTCCTGATGTATATTTTTCATCTATAGAAGATTCATCAACTATTTCTCCGAAATGAAGATCAAGTTCAAGTTCATATTTATCATCATACTTAAGGGTTAAATTAGGATTATCCTGCTGCCAGAATATATATTTCTCGATACATTGATAAACTTTATCTAAATCTTTACTCCAAAACCAAACATTATACTTCAAGTCCACAGGCATAGCTTTCAAATGCACGGTATCCGTCTTATCATTATCTGCATCTACTATGTATATCCCACTACGAGCTACAGAAGTTCTTTGTCTCTTCCAACTCGGACTTGTTGCCATCCTCCAAAAATTTATGAATGATAAAAAATCTTCTCCACGCTTCTCAGCCAGTTCACGAAGAGCAATATCCTTAGAGCACTGCACAACACCTTTATTGATATTCTGAGTGGTACCCCCACTCTTATCTATTCCAAGAATATCAGAAAATTTGGTGAATAGAAGTGTTTTGAAAGCTAAATCAATTGTGCGAGTAAAACTAGCCATTATTCCTACCAAATTCTTGTAACATAGAAATAAAAATTCTACAAACATCCTCCTTAAACGTAGAATCATCAGTAGTGAGAAAACTCTTTAACCATTGTTCCACATACATTTCTGGACCAAATCCATCAAAATTCTTAACTATGAAACAATAGTCAGAATATATCTTACTAGCTACAAGTGTCACGGCACATTGTCGATAGTAGTTCTTCAAATCAATCATAAAGTTTGGTTCTTGCTTCTTTTTCATTCTGTAAAGATTTAAATACTCTAAACAACCTGCATTCTATCATAGATAATCTCTATCCACTGTTTTCTTGAGCTCTTCTACTGATATAGGATTAATACTACAATCAAAATTTCCACCAACTTTCTCCGGTGCTCCTTCTAAAGAGGTTAGTTGATTATCACTACAATCAAAATCTCCACCAACTTCCTTCGGTGCTCCCTCTAAAGAGGTTAGTTGATTATCACGACAATCAAAATATCCACCAACTTCCTTTGGTGCTCCTTCTAAAGAGGTTAGTTGGTTATCACTACAATCAAAATCTCCACCAACTTTCTCCAGTGCTCCCTTTAAGGAGGTTAGTTGATTATCACTACAATCAAAATTTCCACCAACTTTCTCCGGTGCTCCTTCTAAAGAGGTTAGTTGATTACTAATACAATAGAAACTTCCACCAACTTTCTCTGGTGCTCCTTCTAAAGAGGTTAGTTGGTTATTATTACAATAGAAATTTCTACCAACATCCTTGAATTTAACAGGCAGTTTTTCAAAACTAAATCCTCTAATAACAATATTCTTTTTACAGGAATATAATCCATCCGGATTTTTAATACATTTAGAAAGAATCTTACTAAATCTTTCTTTCTCTCTATCAACTAATTCTTCCTTGGAGAGTGGTTGAAAAATATGTTCGAAATCCACTCTTCTAACTTCTT